TACTGGGCTTCTCTGACACGACCAAACGAAAAGTTTGAACCTATGTGGAGAATTGATTTAGCAGTTGATTCAAAATCTGCAGAGGACTTTAAAGGTCAAGGGATTTCAGTAGCAGAAACAACTGTTGATGAAAAAACAATACCTAATATAATTAGGTTTAAAAGAAAAGTACAAAAAGCTAATGGTGATAAAAACCAACAACCACAATTAGTGGATGCTGATAAAAAACCTTTAGATAAAATTGTCGGTAATGGCAGTAGAGTTAAAGTAATGTACAAACCTTACGAATGGAACTTCAAAGGTAAGAAGGGTGTAGGGTTAGATTTACAAGCTGTCCAAGTGCTAGACTTAATTGAGTACACACCAAAGGAAGACTTTGATGTTGAAGCAGGTAATACTTCTAATGGAAGTGTTGACAACATCAAGGAATTTTAGTATAGTCAGTCAGTCATAAGAAATTATGGCTGTCATTTTTCTACTCCTAGGACTGTCGGCTTGTAGTTGGTCGGCAGTCCTTTTTTATTTGAAAGGAATTTATGAGGGTGCAAATGAATGAACAAAACAAAAATGGATTTGTAAAGTATCACTTACCTTGTCCATTATGTAGTAGTAGTGATGCAGTTTCTGTTAATGCTGATAACTCAGCTTATTGTTTCTCATGTCAAGAATACATAAGAGAATATAATTTAGAACAAGAACCTACAACAGTTAACAGAGAACATGAGAAAAAAGATTTTGTAGGACAATCAGACTTTGCAGAAATAGTAGATAGAAATATCAAAGCAGATACTTGTAAGAAGTATGGAGTGACTGTTAAGATTGATAGTATGGGTAATATAACTAATCATTATTATCCTTATCATGATAAACAGGGAGCAAAGATAGGAACTAAAACTAGGTTTACTAAACTAAAAGAATTTAGTATACAAGGTAATACAAAATATTCTGGGTTGTTTGGTGAACATTTATTTAGTAAAAATAAATATGTAATTATAACTGAAGGAGAACTGGATGCTCTATCAGCTTATCAAATGTTTAAGACAGATAAGTATGAGACACCAGTAGTTAGTATTAAGAATGGTATTACTTCTGCAGTTAAAGATGTTAAGAATAGTTTAGATTGGTTAGAACAATTTGATAATGTAATTGTAAACTTTGACAATGATGAACAAGGAAAAGAGGGAGCATTAAAAGTAGCTGAATTATTTAGCCCAGGAAAATGTAAAATAATGCATTTACCTAATGACTTTAAAGATGCTTCTGATTGTTTAAGTAAAAATAAAATACAAACATATGTTAAAGCTTTCTGGGATGCAAAAGTATTTGCACCAGATGGAATTATAAATGCTAATAGTTTGTTTGATGAGATAACAAAACCTACTATTAAATCATTTGTTCAATATCCATTTGAAGAATTAAATAAAATAACTTATGGTATCAGACCATCAGAGTTAGTCACCTTTACTGCAGGTAGTGGTTTAGGTAAGACTCAAGTTATGCGAGAGATTATACATCATATCATTAAATCAACACAAGATAATATTGGTTTGTTAATGTTAGAAGAAACACCAGTAATAACTTCAAAAGGTTTGATGAGTATTGAAGCTAATCAAAGATTACATTTACCTGATGTACATCTAAGTAAGGAAGAGATGAAAACTTATTTTGATAAGACAGTAGGTACTGGTAGAGTATTTATGTTTGACCATTTTGGGTCTAACTCTATTGATAATATAGTATCAAGAGTTAGGTTCTTAGCAAAAGGTTTAGACTGTAAATACATTGTCATAGACCATGTTAGTATTATTGTATCAGACCAAAGTCATGGTGATGAGAGAAGAGCATTAGATGAAATCATGACTAGACTTAGAACTTTAGTACAAGAGACTGGTGTTGCTATGATGGTTGTATCTCATTTGAGAAGACCAGATGGCAAAGGACATGAAGAAGGTGCAGCAACATCACTATCACAATTAAGAGGTTCAGCAAGTATAGGACAGTTAAGTGATATTGTTATTGGACTTGAAAGAGATGCACAGAATGATGACCCAGAAGTCAGAAGTACTACTAGAGTTAGAGTATTAAAGAATAGATTTTCTGGATTAACTGGACCATGTAGTAATCTAAAGTATAACAATGATACTGGAAGATTGATTGAGGTACAGTCTAGTGACTTTTAATAAAGTTGTATTTGATATAGAAACAACATTAACTGCAGATAAAGTTTGGTGTATTGTTTGTAAACATGGTGATACATTTTATCAGTTTAAAGAAAACAATCTGCATAGGTTTGAAGAGTTTATAAAACAAACTGAAGAAGTTATTGGACATAATATAATTGGCTTTGATATACCAGTCTTAAATAAATTTTTTGGTTATGATTTATTTAAGAACTGTAAGATAATAGATACACTTGTACTATCTAGATTATTAAATCCAGTTATAGATGGTGGACACTCACTAAAAAATTGGGGAACAAAGCTTGGTCATAATAAGATTGAGTTTGAACAATTTGATTTCTTTAGTGAAGAGATGCTAAAGTATTGTAGAAATGATGTAGACTTAACACAAAGACTATATAATTTCTTAATTAAAAGAGTAAAAGATTTTGGTTATTCAGTTGAACTTGAACATGAAGTTGCTAAGATAATTCAAAGACAACATGAGAAAGGATTTAAGATTGATGTTGTTGGAGCATATGAATTACAAGCTAAGTTTCAAGAACATATGAATGATTTACAAAATAAGGTTAGGGCTACATTTCCTCCTTTAAAAATAGAAGAAGTGTTTATTCCTAAATCTAATAACAAAGCAAGAGGGTATGTAAAGGGAGTGCCTTTTACTAAAGTTAAATATAAAGAATTTAATCTTGGTTCTAGACAACAGATAGGTGAAAGACTAATGAAGCTTGGTTGGAAACCTAAAAAGAAAACTGATAAAGGTCATGTAATTGTAGATGAAAAAGTTTTATCAGAGATAACAGATATACCTGAAGCTAAGTTAATAAACGAATACTTAATGCTTCAAAAAAGGATTGCCCAAGTTTCCTCCTGGGTAGAAGCAATTAAGGAAGATGGGAGAGTACATGGCAAAGTAATTACCAATGGTACTATTACTGGTAGAATGTCACATCAAGCACCCAACATGGCACAGATACCTGCTGTGTACTCACCTTATGGAAAAGAATGTAGAGGATTATGGATAGTAGAGAAAGGATTTAAATTAGTAGGGGTTGATGCTAAAGGATTAGAATTAAGAATGTTAGCCCACTACATGAACGATAAGGAATATACAAATGAAGTTATTAATGGAGACATACACACAGCAAATCAAACTGCTGCTGGTTTGGAAACAAGAGATGCAGCGAAGACTTTTATCTATGCTTTCATCTATGGAGCAGGAAACAAAAAAATCGGAAGTATCATTGGAGGTTCGGAAAGAGATGGCGAAAGAATTAAAGAAAAGTTTTTACGAGCAACACCAAGTCTTAGAAGCTTACGAGAAAAAGTGGATGCAGTATCTAAATCTAACAGAAGATGGCTCAAAGGACTTGATGGAAGAAAAATCATCATCAGACACCCCCACGCAGCCCTAAATAGTTTGCTTCAAGGAGCAGGAGCAACAGTCATGAAGGTTGCGTTGACAAAGCTAGATGAATATGTTATAAATAAACGAATCAAAGCTTATCCTGTAGTTAATGTACATGATGAGTTTCAATATGAAGTTGAACAAGAAAGGGCAGATGAGTTTGGTAGATTGGCAGTACAATCAATTATAGATGCTGGTAAGAAATTAAATCTTAGATGTGAATTAGATGGAGAATACAAAATTGGAAACAACTGGTCAGAAACACATTAGTACAGTAGCTGATGATATTAAAAAGCTTATAGCTGATATATCAAATGGTAAACCTGCACCCATAACAGAAGAGAATATGAATGACTTTCTTAACAATGTTAAGGAAGCTATGATAGCATGGAACACACCACCTAAAAAAGAAAAGTATGATGGTACTTTAAGAATGAGTATCTTAGGTAAACCTGCTAGACAATTATGGTATGATAAATTTTCACCTAAAGAAACAAAAGAATATGATGCTAGTAATAATTTAAAATTTTTATATGGACATATTATTGAACATTTAATTTTATATTTAGCAGAATTATCTGGACACAAAGTAGAAGATAGACAAAAGAAAGTTAAAGTAGATGGTGTCAATGGACATATAGATGCTAAAGTAGATGGTGAAATTTGTGATGTAAAGTCTGCATCATCATTTAGTTTTAAAAAATTTAAGAATGGTGAACTATTAAATGATGACCCATTTGGGTATCATGCCCAGTTATCAGGATATGAAGAAGCTGAAGGAACTAAATCAGGAGGTTTTCTTGTTGCTGATAAATCTAATGGTGATATATGTTTTTATAAACCAGAAGACTTAGCTAAACCTGATACAAGAAGTTTAATAAAAGATTTAAATACTAAACTTGCTAGTGATACACCACCTGAAAGATGTTATGAATTAAAGACAGAGAAGAATGGTAATAAAATTTTACCAGTTGGTTGTCAATTTTGTATACATAAGTTTGAATGTTATGCAGATGTAAATAAAGGTAAAGGTTTAAGAGTATTTAAATATTCTAATAAGAATGTATTTATGGCAGATGTAGTTAAAGAACCTAATGTAGAAGATATAACAAAAGAGTTTCAAGATGGAATTAAAACACAAGCACCTGCTAGTTAGAGCAGAAGTATTAGACCCTCCTAAAGATTTAAAGATGATGAGGAAGTGGACTAAGAACTTAATAAAAGATATTGATATGAAAATATTGGCTGGTCCTTATGCAAAGTATTGTGATGTAAAAGGTAATAGAGGATTAACTTGTGTGACTATAATAGAAACATCCCATATAACTTTACACTCATGGGATGAAATGAATCCTGCATTAGTACAGCTTGATGTTTATAGTTGTAAAGAATTAGATGAAACTATTGTGTTTGACTATGTTTATAAGTTTATGCCAGTAAGAATGTCATATAGATATTTTGATAGAGAAAATAATTTTAAATTAATAAAGTTAAAAAAATGAAAGTAAAAGAAAAAGATTACGAAGTTGTATATGAATGTATAGTATCAGAACAAGTACCACCTGATATGATTGCTAAATATTTTGAAGATGAAAAGTTTTTAGATTATTGGAGAGAAAGAAATGAATACAAAAGGGATGAGTAAAATAAGAAACAAAGCTAAAGCTATTCTTGTTGAATGGTTAAAGACTTTGTTAAATGAAGAGGAACAAAAGAAAGTTAATATAAAAAACATATTAACATTACTTCCTAATCAGACTCATTACTTTAGTGGAGAGACATTAAGATTACAACCTTGGTCTTACAAATGGGTCGTCAAGAAGTTAAAACGCAACCCAGAGTTGACAATAGATGATTTAAATGCTATGTTGCAACCAAGTGAAAAAGATTTAAGAAGAAAAGAAATGATAGAAAAAGGACCACTATAATGACACATAAAGATATGTTTAAAGGTACTACATACGATTCATTAAATAAACAAGTAGATGGGAATCACTACTCAAAGATGAAGATTCAACCTGCTGAATTTATTAATGAAAATAATTTATTGTTTGCAGAAGGTAATGCTATAAAATATATCTGTAGACATAAATCAAAAGGCAAACAAAAAGATATTGAAAAAGCTATTCACTATCTTGAAATGATACTAGAGAGGGATTACTCATGAGTTTATCTGAAGCACAAATACAACAGTTAGAGAAAAGAGCAAAAGGTTTTCGCAGACTTATTGCTGCATTAAATGATTTGAATATGTATGGTATACATCAACAAATAGATAAAATATTATTTGTTAAAGTTGATGAATTAAAAGACCATTTAAAATTAAAAATAAAAAGAAACAATGATAAGTTAAATGAATTTTATACAGAGAGTGTTGATAGTTTAGTTGATGATGATTATCAAACTGGAGAGATAGGATATAAACCTGAACCTGTAAAAAAAGAAGAACCTATTGGTGAATCATTTACAAGTAAAAGTTATGATAAAGAACACGCAACAGATGTAAGTTTTGAAAATGAATAATATATTAGGAATGGATGGTAAACCAAAACAACCTATTGGTACAGTATATCATATGCGTTTATGTTTAGTAGGTTCTGATGATATAGATATTAAAAATGTACAAACATTTGGTATAGCTGAAGATGGTTTCTTTATGGTAAAGAGTCATGATAATACAAAGCTTCCAGTATTTATGACTAACCCTGCAAGAATACAAACTGTTGAGGTGTATAAAGATGGTGATAAACCATTAACAAAAAAGAAAGGAGCAAAGTCAGATGATGACTTTCTTCTAGATTTATTAAAGAAAAAACATGCGACAGAATCCAAAACTCAAAAGTAAAAAGAGAGTTAAAAGAAAAGAAGCTGAACTTATGGGATTCAAGCTTATCATTAACAATCAAGGACAATTTATTACAGAAATAAAAAACTATCCAATGGATAAAGTTGATTTACATTTTCATAAAAATAATGCTGGTGTTATAACAGCAATGTTAAGAGAATGTAAAACAAACTTTACCGATTTGTCAGAGGAATTAGAAAAAATTGCTAGAGATGTATTTTATAGTTAAACTGCAGTTGCTTTAGCAGGTATAGGAGTGCATCCAAACTTAATGTAAATGTTATATTTATTTACATCTTCCCTACCTAACTCTAAAATTTTTTCTGAGGATTTTTTATAACCTGCTGTCATACAATCATAAGCATCATTGTATCTTGTTTCAAATGTAAGAGGAGGAATACAAGTTGTTTGACCTTCAACAACAGAACAAATTATCATAGTTAAAATATATTTCATTAGTCTAATATTAGAGAAGTAATCTTCTTTTCTCCCATATAGACTTCAATGTTTGCCTTAGATTGAATACATTTATATACTACTCTATCATTGCTACTCTTATCTTTCATAGCATATCTTTTAGCTTTTAAACAATTTGATAAGCTTTCATGATATCTATGTTCAATAATCTTATGGTCTTGTAAAAGTAAAAGAGCAAATACCATCTCTATCATTAGTGTCCTCCATTGCCATTTCTAATTAATTTTTCTACATCTTCATTTAATTTTTTAACTTGGTCTTTTAAAAAATCAATATTAACTGCATTGTGTCTCATGCCTTTAATTTCTTTTTCTATATCTTCAACGATAGAACTAAGATGTTCCACCAACATAAAAAGTTCTGCTTCTCCACTTGATTGACCTAATTCACCTCTAGGATATTTAATTCTAAATTCTGAGTTAGCTTCTAAATCTTTTTCCATTAGTTCTAATTTAGTGCTATGTTTGTTGAGTGTTTCTACCACACCAAAATATGCCCATACTCCTACAGCAACAGCAATAACTATGCTAATAAGATTTTTCATTGGCATACTTACTGATGTATTTTCACTAATCTTCATTATATTCCTTGTAGTCTAGGGTCTTTACTAAATATATTCTTTGTTGCTTTAGGTCTAGCTAAAGAATCTTTACTTCTTTTTCTTAACTGTGCAACAGCAGACTCCTTTAGTTGTCTTTCTTTTTTTACTTTTTGTAAATCTTTTAGTAAATTCATTTCTTTTTCCTTTTACATTTACATCTTGGTGCAAATAGTTTATCTATCCAAGAACATACTATATCTAATTTTGAAAAACAATTATAAAAAAATTTATCTAACATAACCTGGTTCTAAAAATAGTGCCATCAATACAAATAGTATTATCAATATCCCTGTAAAATAATAATTCATAATGACACCTCATATATTACTTCTTACCATTTCTCCAGATTTGTGTTCCTTTTATACCATACACACTCGCCACGACAAGAATCCACAAATTAGTGAACCATTGGGGAAGCTGTGAAAAGTATTCAAAAAATAATTTTACCTTGTCCATAGCAGCAGGGTCTTCTGATACGACTGCCCAAGCTAACACAGCCACAGGAGCTGAGAGAACCAATAAAATAAATTCGTCTTTCCAGTCCGACTGTCTTGCTTCTAATAATTTACCCTGATATTCTGTTTCACCTCTAGCCATCTTAGCTGCGTGGTGATGTTGTGCATCAGCCATCATCATCTTAGTCTCTTGTCTTTTTTTAAAGATGTGAGTTCCAGCTTGTAATGCAACTTTTGCTAAACTAAACCATGCCATTTTTTTCTAACCACTCCTTTACATTGAATGATGGACACTTCTTGACATCATCTACTTCATAGTGTCCTATAATTCTTTCTATATTATATTTATCTTTTAATGTTTCTAATATTTGTTTTAATGTATCAAATTGTTCTGGAAGAAAATTATTTTCCCATCCACCATTACTATCTGAACCACCTACCATACAAATTCCTATTGATGTTCCATTAACTTGTCTAGCATGAGAACCAGTTCTATGTTCTTCTCTACCAGTTTCTAACTTGCCATCTCTTTTGATAACATAATGATAACCAATATCATCCCAACCATTGTCAACAACATGCCAATGTTTTATTTTTTCTACACCTATATCCATATCTTTAGGTGTTGCTGAACAATGTATTACTATAGTATCTGTTTTAGTTCTTGGTGTCATATGTTAAACCTAGGGAGCATTACACTCCCTAAGTCTTGGAGGTTATTTTATTTTTATTGTTTTAGCTTTTTTCTCTTCAGGTATTTCTTCAAATAATTTTATATTTAAAATACCATCTTTGAAATCAGCCGAATCTACTTTGATGTATTCAGACAAAGTAAATTTTCTAACAACACTTCTTGATGCGATACCTTGATGTATTAAACTATCATTGTCTTTATCTTCTTTCTTAGCTTTGATAGTTAGTACACCTTCTTGTAACTCACATTCAATATCAGATTTAGTGAAACCAGCTAATGCCATTTCTATCTGATACTTACCTTTACCAACTTTTCTTATGTTGTATGGAGGAAAGTTAGAAGTGTTTATTCTTGAGACTTCATTTAGTGAATCAAACATTCTATCAAAACCGATAGAAAAGTTTCTAAATGGGTCAAAATTTATTAAATCGTATTGTGTCATATTAATCCTTTCGTTAAGCGATTTAAATTTAGTAATCCCTAATGGGCATTACTTTACTATATTATAGTAATTTTTCTATTCCTTGTCAACAAACAGGTTATTGTATATACTCTTTAATTCTTCCCTATTTTTACCATCAATTCTTTTATTCAATATACCTGTGACATTTGATGACCAGTTCTTATTCTCTGCATATCCAGTATCAGCTATGGCTTGTATTATATCAGCTTTACTAGCTTCACCATTATTAAATGCAGTTATTGTATCTCTTACCCCTTGATATTTCTCTGAGTTAGCTACCATATTTAAAAAGTCTTTTATAGAATCTTCTTCAGTAGGATATTTTTTTATCATGGCATTACTACCTCTAGCTTTTATATGAGGTTCATTTTTATCAAATACTTGTATGTTAAATAAATTATTACTTCCATCTTTTACAAATCTTGAAGTACCCCAACCAGTCTCTTCACTATTGATAGCAAGTATAATATCATTAGGTATTATATTATCTTTATTTACTTTATATACTTTTTCTGCAGTATTTAATAACCAAGCTTTTTTGTTTGGTTCTAATGCTGATACATCATCATAATTTTTTTCTACAACAACATCAGGTTTTTTCTTAGGTAATATTTTATTTTCAACAGCTTTATTCATTTCATTAACACCCACACCTGTTGCAATTATAGAAGCAGCAGCTATAGCAGATAAATCTTTTTTATTCATATTTTCCTCACTTGATGTTTCTTTTTTAATATTAGCACCTTCACCTGTTGTAGTATCAACTTGCATTGATTTAGAAGGAGTTACAATATCACCTTCACTTAATTTTATTTTATCACTACCTTTTGGTACTGGTAATAAACTTGTTGGAACATCAATTAAATCTAAATCTTGTCCAATGTTTTGAATAATTTTTCTCCAGTTAGGTAAAGGAGCTATTCTATCTAATGTTCTTTGCCAAGCTTTGTCAGTATTTCCTTGAACAAAATCTTTAGATATTTTATCTAATTCATATATCATACTACCTGCAGGAAAAGCTAAAAAGAATGGTTGTCTAGAACCTGGACCAACAAAAGTATTAGCTAAAAATTCTGGTAACACACCTGATAAACCAGATAGTCTTAATGATTCTGCCCACCATGTATCTGTATCAGAATCTATATCAGTAACAACTTCACCATACTTCGCCATCTCTCTTAATTCTTGAATACCACCATAAACAGGAATAGCAGAAAGTAATTTTACCATAGTTCTAACATCACCATTTTCTATTCTTTGTAAAATTTTATTTGTTTGTGTAGACTTAGCCATAGCCCAAGATAAAAACTGACCCATCAATCTTACCCATGGTGTTTGACTTTGTGTAAATAATAATCTGTTTGATACTTGAGGTATAATTGCATCTCTATTTGATGCTTGAATACCTGCATCATTTAATAATTGTTTTCCTAATTTAGTTTTTGCAGCATCATTAAAAGATTTATTAGCACCTAGTTTTAATGCATCAGTAGCTGATATACCATATCTTTCTAAGTCAGCTACAAGTTTTGCTCCTTTAGAAGATGTAAGTTTATTACCTTTACTTACATATCTAGCTAATTTTTGTGCAGAAATAAAAGCATCATTAGCACCAGCATTATATGCAAATCTTCTTGCAAATCCAGTTAACCATTCAAGTCCTGATGCTCTAAAAAATGCAGTATTTAATTTTGACATAGCACCACCACTACCCATAAAACTACCCATAGTAGTTAGTTCATCACCTTTTACTGCTAAAGGTTTTTGTAATGCTACTTGTATTTCATTTGTAACTGCTTGATTTAAATTTTTTGCTAATCCTTTTTCTGATTTAGCTGTACCACCAGTTTGTACTAATGCTCTTAACCATGTTGACCAGTTAGTAGAGTTAGTAAAAGGTTGTACTAAATCACCTAATGATGCAATAGTAACTCTATCCAACATATTTAAGTTAGACATTGTTGCTAATACACCTGCAGTATTTTTTAATTGATTTCTTCTAGCTTGTCCAAATCTATCAAAGTATGCTTCAATAGTATCTTCTACTAATTTAATTTCTTTTTTAGCTAACTCTCTCCAATTAGCTTTACCTGTATTCTTATATTTTGTTTTTATTCCTTGTATATATGGAACTAAAAATTCACCATTAGGTCCAAACCTTTGAGCAAATGCTATAGATTTTGCAGACCTATTTACTAATGAAGCTAATATTTGTGCAGGGTCATTAATTAAAAAATTACCATCAGTTAATAATTTTTCTACTTGTTTATATGGTCCAGTTAATACCCTTTGTTTTGTAATATGATTACTTAATGGTGTTAATATATAATTTTGAGATATTTTTTTATCATTAATTAAGTCATCAATATTAGTTTTAATTAAATTAAATTCTGATATATCATTGATTTTATTAAAAAATTTTTCTGCTTCTTTTGTAGGATTTTTTGCTTTTTTTAATTTAAATATTTCTGTTAATACTTTTTTAAATTCATCAGGGTTTCTATTTATTTGTGCAAAATTGTAAACTCTAGGAAAATAATTTTCTACATTTTGTTTAGAAAAAATACCAGCATCATTGTACAATGTTTTAAAATCATCTAAATATTTTTGAACTCTACCCTTAACAATCTTTTCTCTATTTGTTAATTTAATTTTTGAACCTCTTAATGAATCAATAGCATTTTTAGATTCAGTAGTAGTAAAACCTTTTACAGTTTCAACTGCTCTTTTAGTCCATTCTCTTTGAATAGTATCTGCATTTTTACTAACAGAAAATCTAGTTAATGGTGAATCAATTCCTTCTAATAATAAATTACCAATTTTTTCTGTTTCTCCACCATATGCTTTTAATTTACTTGATGTAGTAGTTGCAGTTAATGCTCTTAGTTTTTGTAAAGTTAATTTAACTGCTTCATTATTTATAATATTACTTACTGTTTTCTTTTCACCTACTTGTAATACTTTACTAGCTTGTATACCTTTTTGTATAGCTCCAAGTGTAGCTCCACCTATTATCCATTTATTTAAATCATCATCTTCAGCACCCCATAAAGTACCAAATGCAGCACCTATACCAGCACCAGCTAAAGGTCTAACAGTAGCAGATAATAAATATCTAACACCAGCATCAAATATATCTTCTGATTTTCTTAATTTTTCAATAAGTTTTACTTCTCTTTGTGCTATTAAGTCTGTAACTTTTTTTTGTTTATCAGCTTGTTTTATAACTAAAGCTTTTCTATCTTTTTTAAATTGTTTTTCAATAGCTGTAATATCATTTTCTAATTTAGCTATTGTTTTAGTATTAGCTTTTGTCTTTTTATTTTTATTTATTTTAACTAGCTTATCAATTTTGTTTTGTAATTTTAATACATTTTTATCATAACCAAATTGTAATTCTTTAAATGGTTTAGAATAATTTTCACCAGCTTTTTTAATTAAATTATTTACTGTAATAAATTCTTTATCAGAAACAATGTCTTGTAATTTTTTTAAATCTTGTTTTTTAATACCTAATTTTTTAGCAGTTTGTCCTTCTGCTAGTCCAACTATTTGTTCTATCTTTTTAGCATCAGCACTTGGAAAATATTTACTAATAACTCTAAAAGCTTTTACAGCAGCAGGTCCAAAAGCAGCACCAGTTCCAGCAGCGATTGCAGCATCTTTAGGTCTAACTTCTCCATAGTTTGCAAAATCAGAAACTAATTTATCAAGTCCAATAGTTCCTCCACCTAATAATGCTAAACCTTTATATGTAGTTGTAGCTGCTCTTCCCCATGGTGTCATGTATGCTAATAAATAGAAAGGGTCTAATAAAAAAGCTGCCATTTCTCCAGCTTGAGTAGCTAAATCATTATCATATTTACCACCAGTAAATTTTTGAAATCTTCTATACAATGCACCTTGTTGTGCAGCTTCGTTTTCTAAAAGTATTTGTTTAAAATTTTTTTCATCATCAGCTAAATCTTGTAGTTTAGCTTTACCTATTCTATATACATTACCAAAGAATTGGTCTTGTTTATCAAAACCATAAAGAAATTTTCTAAACCAAGAAGGTTCATCTTCTGATTTTTGTGCAATAGATAAATCAGTATCTACTTTATCACCAATAATAAATTTATCATATTTATTAGTAGTTTCTGGTTTATCATCACTAATAATAAATTTATTGTATTTATTTAAATCTAGATTTTTATCTGTGGTAGGAGTGATAACAATATCACTAGGTTGTTTTTCTTCGTTAACAAGAAACTTGTCGTATTTTGAATAATCTGTATTTTGTATTTGTTCTGCCATTAGTCATTATTGTATTGGAGAGTATTTTGTAAAGTCATTAAGTTTAATTTGTGTTTCATCTATTGCATATTTTTCTTTTATTTCTTTACCTGACATTGGGAATGGAAGAACTTTAAATAATTCTTCTCTACTTTCAAAGACTGGTTGATTAGGTTTATCTGGTGCTATTTTTTTAATTTCTCCAGATTGATTAACTACATTTTCATTTGTTACATTATCAATTACTTTTTCTTCTTGTACAACATTAGGCATGATTTCAAATTTAGGACCATCAGTTATTGAAGCATTATCATTTTCTATCATACTTCTTGTTTCATTATTATCTGCCATAGTAACTATTTTTCCATCTGGAAATTTTACTTTCATAGTTTTACCATCAGTTTCAGTAGTAGTAGTTGTAGTAGTTGAAGTAGTTTTTTTATTTTCACTTATAGCTTTTTCTACATCTGCAAAAGCTTCATTGTATTGGTCTTGTGTTATTACACCTTCAGCTATTAATTTTTTAGCTACTGCCATTTTAACAGATAAGTTAAGTGCAGTATTAGCACCATACTGTTCATCATTTAATCTATTTTGTAAATTAATTTGACCTCTAGCATCTATAGCACCATCAGTAGTTGTAGTTAATTCTTTTAATACTTCAGCATAAGCTTTACCAACTTTATTTCTATTTTCAAAACCATTTATTTTTATACCTTGAAGTGTGTTATCAAAGTCAATAATGTTTGCTGTAGGTATAGCAATAAAATTAGTTTCTTTAGCAAATAAATTTCCAACTTTACCACCTTTACCTAAAACATTTCCATCTCTTACTGCAATAGAATAATCTCTAAATCTATTTTTTATATTACCTCTAATATCATCTGTTCTATACATACCTGGTAACATTGTTTTATCACCATTTAACATAATATATAATGCAGGTCCAGATGCATCTAAGTAACTTAAATACATTTTTTGAGAAGAGTTTGAACTATCAAATAAATGTTGACCTGCTCCTTTTATACTTTCAATTGTACCATCTTTAGAATAGTTAATATAATTTTTTACATTATCTATATTTAAAGATTCAATAGCACTTGTTGTAAAGAATACATTATTTTTATTTAATACTTCTGGATTTTTATTAAATAATTGGTCTTTTTGTTTTGTAGCTTCTGTAGCAAAATCTTTATAAATTTTACTATTTAAATTTACACCTCTTGCATAACCAGATGTATCACCACCTACTTTAACAGGAATACCTACTAAAGATTTATCAATATTTTGATTTGTTAATTCAACAGTTTCTGCAGCTTTAACTTTTTCTTCAACATCAGATAATAATTTTTTATCATCAACACCTTTCTTTTTAAGTATTTTATTAATTAAGAAACTATCACCTTTAGCTGCTTTAATAGCTTCAGCAGTTGCATCATTAATAGCTGTTTGTTCTTTTGCAGCATTAGCATTTATTTCATCAACACTACCTTTTAAAGTATAACCTGTTGTTGCTCCATCAAAATTATTAACTAAATCTTCTTGAACATCAGCAGTAAAATCTTTAAATCCAGGCATTGTATTACTTAAATATATAGATGCGTATGTTCTAGCATTTATTTTTTTATCTTTAAAATCAGCAGCAGCAGAATTTAATGCATCAAATTTTTCTTTCTCTGCATAATAATTATCTAATTCTTTTTCATATTTCTTTTCTTTTTGCTTAATGAGTAAATCTCTATTAGCAGCTAGATTAGCATTTCTAATTTCAAAATCTTCTTTAGTTAGCTCTCTATCTCTTTCAATAGCACCTTCTGCAAAACTAGCAAAATCTTTTAAACTAATACCCATTATTTATTCTCCTGTTCTTCTGTAGCTTCTTCTACTTTACTTGGTAAATCTTCTTTTATTTTAGATAATAAACTTGGTGCTACATCTTCTTTTGCACCTTCTTCAACAATTCTATCTACAACTTCATTATCATTATCATCTAATGTAATTGGTTTAACATTATCTTCTGGTATCTCTGTATCAGGGTCATCATCTTCCCCATCATATAATACATAATCTTTTATATCAGCATAGTCAGCAATGGCAATCAATAAATAAATTGTAGGTTCAATCATCATTAACATTAAGTCAGGATTGTATTTACCTTCACTATAACCTTTATATAAAACAACCTGTGCTATTTCATCTAAAGGTACACCATCATTAATAATATTTATTAACTTTCTAAGTGTATCAATCTCTGTTAACTCAAAGTATAAAGCTTCTAATGCATCTTCATCATTAGTATATTCAGGTGGATTTTCCCATGAATGTTTACTATCAGGAGAAACAGTTAAGCTTTCACCTGGAATAGGAGCATTAAAAGGATTAACACCTACTTTATCAAATTGATTTTCATTTACTTTTTCTGCCATTATATTACCTATATCTTTTTACTTTTGATGCAATACCTTTAGGTTGTTTACTAAATTGTTTACCTGCTGCTTTAGCTTTTCTTTTAGCTGCAGTTGTTCTTGCATATTCTGAAGCTGATAAAGCTTTGATTGCTGCACTTGGTAAATATCTTTCACCTGTTACAGATGATTTTTTACCAGACTTTGTTCTCCACTTTTGTTTACTCCAATTTTTTAAACTTTGTTGTGACTTAGCTAATGCCATATTATGCCTTATGTTTCTTTTGTACTTCAAACTTAGCTGTTAAACTAGCACCTTTATGTGGTACAAACTTACCAGTATGTTTCATTAATTTATAATTATTCTTTCCTTTTTTCATCCAATGAAAACCTTGTGGTGCTTTTATATTTTTATCTGCCATTATCTTTTACCTCTTTGTTTTTTTGATATTGCTATGGCTGCCTGTTGTTTTCTACTCTTACTATATTTTTTCTTTTTCTTTTTTGCTCCTGCATATATTTCAGGTATAAAAGCTTTT